ACGACACCGAACTAGGCGACATCGGGATGATTACAGGCGCAGACGGAACAACACAATATATCAGGTTTGACGAACCAGGATACAGCACGGCAGGAACAGGGGCAAATCATTACGCCAATATCTTTGTGTCACCCTACTTCACGAGAGACGGCACACCAATCACTTGCCTCACCGGAATCGATAAATTGGGGGTCTGTTTATTCATATATAATCTAATTCAGTTCATATATCAATTGATGATGTATTCTAGTATTATATCAAGTTGCCGGGATTTTCATAACACGACGACGACGACAGCGACGACGGCAATGGAACGCTGGCTATGCTAATACACCAGTGTTTTATACTTGTAAAACACATACGCGGAGAGAGCAAAGAGCGTTCCACCCCACGTCGTATCGATAATCGCAGTCACAGGACTCCAGTTACGCAATATCGCGAGGGTGGTTGTCTCATATACACCATACACCAATATACCGAGAAAGAACGCGGCCCGAATTCCTTCACCAAGACGCATTGTCTGAACCGCCGCCGCGGCAGATGTCGCGTTAGGAACAATAATATGGCGAAGGACGAAATAATACAAACCGACCACGATTAACAAATAACAAATCGCAGCACTCGGAATATTTACTTTCATTGCTGTTCCTTGGACTAACATCACTTGCCGCGCGAAAATGTCTTTCGCCAGGTATAAAAATATAGCATCCAGAGCTAATATAATTACCGCCAGAACAATCAAATCTTGCATGCACATCTATCTAGTATATATACCACATTCGATTATTATTATTATTATTATTATTTGTGGCCGTTGTCGTGGCCGTCGTGGTCGACGTGGTCGCTGTCGTCGCCGTGGCGTCGATGGTCTTTCCGAACAATAAAGTAATCCATTATAAATGTCTTATCTAAGAACTCATCTAAATACTTGTATGTATCAGAATAAGTGCGAATATCAGGATGTTCTCTCTTGGTAGTATCCAAGAATGTAAATTTCATTATTGTCTTTTCTATATACATAGATAGAATATACAATAATGGCTCGGAAAACGAACCGGAAACAAAAGAAACAACAAAAACGAACCAAGAAGGTAAAGCGTGCCGCCCCCGCCCCAGCCTCCGCCGCGATTGCCCCCGCCCCGGCAATAGAAAGCCACAGTTTTAAGTCAAGTATGACATTTGACGGAAATACCCTCACGACAAAGACACAAAAAGACAACGAACCCGTGGTAGAGCGCCGATTTACAAGAAGAGACCTCGCCCAACAAATTCCAATCGGAAAAGAACTGGTGGATGATTATTTAGATGGTGAAATGCCGAGAGAACTCCGATATCATAAGAAGAATAAACCCAAAATGTTTACAAATGTATTAATCAGTCCGGGCGATTTAGGATTATTGCCGCCGCCCCGAATGATTAAAACAAAACGACGCAAAGACCACGCCTACCCCCACCCCCACGCACACGGCGAAATCCAACTACTCGTCGACGACCGCGACGACGACCTGGACGACGACAACGACCGCGACGCGTATCGCATATCACGACGAGTGAAACGACCCCGCAATTTGTTTGATTTGCCTTAGTGTGCGCCGACTGCGTGATTTTATATGATTTATTTTTGATAGATATTATATATCACGCAACAAATACAGCGTATATATAATAAAATTGCCGAAGAATGTCGAATAATAACTGGAAAAGGATTGGCGGGTTTTCACGCACAGGCACCCAGAATTATGTGAGAACAACCGACGCGGCGATGGGCGGAACGACATTTGGCGGGTCAACCGACACTTCATTTAATACCGGAAATTCAGTATATCGAATTGGAAATAATGCCGGTGTCGTTTTCATTAATGGAGATATTGATATGTCAGGTGGTTCTGGCATTGCTGCCCCAATTAATCGTATTCGTAATGTCCGCGACCCTATCAACGACCAAGATGTTGCAACCAAATACTATGTTGATGAAAAGGTTAATGTTACCCTACAATATATATACGATGTTTCGCTAGGTCCCACTGGTCCCGTCGGACCCCCTGGTATCGGTTTCGGCGGAGATAATGGGTCCGATGGACCGACTGGACCAACCGGAGCAACTGGGTCGCGTGGACCACCCGGAGATGTTACGGGTGTCATTGGCCCAACGGGAGCAGCTGGCCCGAGAGGAGCAACCGGCGCAAATGGAGCTGCTGGTGCAACCGGACCGATTGGACCTGTCGGTTCAAAAGGCGACCAAGGCACGCCAGGCGCACAAGGAATTCAAGGTTCCAATGGCACGATTTTATGGCTCAACCCCGACGGTGATTCAGTGTCAAATGAACTCATTACCGATTCGTATATGCTTTCACAGACCCCCATTCAAAGCACGATGCGAACAGTTGGACCGATTTCTGTCAGTGCAACCTACGGTAATGCAAATAAGACAATTCCAGTGTCGCGTTTTTGGAATACTGCCGGAAAAGTATCCGTTTTAGCCGTTATTCCAAGCGGAGTCTGGGTTTTGAATTTATATGCGGCTGTCCCATCGAATTCTGACGCGAATCAGGTTTCGTTATACGCTGCCGTGTTTATGATTACCGGAACTAGCAACCAACCATCACCCGACAGTTTGATTATTGAAACCAAAGAAGGAGGCGATGCCGGGTATTATCCGCCGCGAGCAGCATATCTCCCCGACCATATCAAATACATCGGGAGAAGCTGGGATACAGCGAATACGCAAAATCTACTTACATCCACGACCGACTCCGCGACAGGCGCAATCGTTACAAGCACCGCGAAGAACTTATACAAATTACAAATGCCAGTGGATTTTACCACACTGAAAGACGCGAGCGGAAATTCGGATACCGTATATGTCCAACTACAAATTTACGCGAAAAATACACTCACCGCGAACCAAACCGCGAATGTTCTTCTGTATTATCAGACAAATCTCGCCACATCCGAAACCACTTATTCGTATCTACAGACGACATTTGGCGCGGTGGGAAAAGAAGGCCCGGAAGGTCGAACGGGGCCACGCGGAGAACAAGGAACGGATGGTATTCCTGGTTCAACCGGTCCTAGAGGTTCTACAGGTGTTGGCGGGCCTACTGGCAGCACAGGAGCAAGAGGACCGGAAGGCCCCAAAGGCCCGACTGGACCAATCGGACCGCGAGGTCAATCCAACTCATTTGGCCCGCAATTTTCTGTCCAATATCGGTCGAACGACGCACTATTAGGCGAGAATGACCCGAATGGTAATTTCGGTGGTTCTTACAATTTCCGCTATGTTCCAGACCCGGGTTTCACGACGAATGTATCCGACGCAATTAAAGGAACAATCGTTATCAATGACCTCGCGTGTCGGTCGATACATTCATCGTTTTATGTCGAAGACCCATCGATTACAGGAAGCAATACACGACCGCGAACATTCGTGAAAGGTGGCGAATCGGGTGTAGGAGCTGGAAATGTAGTTCTTGCTTCGGGAAAAAATTCCGTAGACGGTGGAGACACACAATCACCGGCAACCGCAGCCGATATAACCCACGGATTTAAACTCATCCACGATATCGGCGGCAACCCGCCCACTACGACACTCAATCTACACAATAATAACAATAAATCATCAAGTATCGTGGGGATAAAATTCAACAATACAAACGGAAATATTGCTGCTGCAAGGGATAAATTTTGCGTAGTGAATATGAGTGGTGCTGTGGGTGTGGGTGGTATTACAGCGGACGAATTGACCGCAGATGCTCAATCTGGACTGAACCGTATGCTCCATGTTAGCGGAAATGTAATGGTGGGAACACATCCATCATCCACCCCCCCATCAAAAATAGCATCCTCGGCGATGATTATACTGAATCGGCCGTCGACGACACCTTCAACACCTATATCGAATTATCCGGGGTTATATCACCGACAAATCCAGGCAGACCAAGTTGCAGCACTTGGCGGTTCTACAAATAGTATCGTATCCGACGCATCAGGTCTCGGGTTTATATCACCGAATTTCATTACATTCCAAACCGGGTCATCTCTTCAAAATAATTCGATTGTGATTAATAACTCGGGGGTTGTATCCGTGACGGGACGGACAAACCTGAACGGAGCGGTGAGTATTGGAAAAAACTTCCAGGATACAGGAACACACAACGGGATGAAATCCATTTTAGAAGTGTCCGGAACAGCACACTTCATTGGCCCAGCTTCTAGTCATCAGTCAGATAACCCACGAATTAAACTAATTTCTACAGTAATCGCTTCAGGAAGTATTATTCCGACTTTTAGCGAGCAAACTGCAAATGAGATTAGTGGAGTAAATACAGCAGGAAATTCAGGTTTTTTGCGTTTAACAGCACAATCTCCCGCGAATAGTTGTATTGATTTAATCGGTGCGAATTCACCATCAAATAACACTACATACAATAATTCTGTGCGGATTGGGACGAATGGAATCGAACGTATGATTGTAAATGGAAGCGGGAATGTGGGAATCAATACGAATGCGCCGACGACACCGTTGGATGTCAACGGAAATGCAATATTGCGTAATTCGGTGCGGATAGGGTCGAGTGCTGCACCCTCCACAACCCTGGATGTGACTGGCATCGTGCGTTCGAATACCGGTATTAAACTAGGAAATGCTGCTACAGCGTCGATGGCAACAGATAGTAGTTTTGATGTTGAAACTACAGGCACAGCACGGGTGAGATTTACATCTGGAACTAATATCTTGACAATAGGAATTCACAATAATACAAATAACCCATCCGAATCATTTTTTTGGAATGAAAGCGCTACACGAATGTCGTTTGGGACGTCTAGTAACCGCCGGATGACGATATTGGCGGATGGAAAAGTGGGAATCGGGACGGATGGACCCGATTCGGAATTACATGTAGTCGGTAATACCAAAATAACCGGAAATCTGGATATGAATTCTTCAGGCAAAATCGTGAATTTGGTTACTCCTACTGATGCTCCAGACGCTGCAACGAAAGGATATGTGGATGGTAAATTCGATAATGCCAGTATAACAAATAATCTGAATATGAATAATACTCGTGTTTATAATATGAATGGACCGGCTGTGGCCACAGACGCCGCCACGAAAGGATATGTGGATGGTGCCATTCCTCTCGGCGGGATTATCATGTGGAGCGGGACCATCGCATCGATTCCAAGCAACTGGGTATTATGTGATGGACGTGTCGTCAACAGTTTCACCATCCCGGATTTGAGAAATAGATTTGTTATAGGTGCTCAAGTTGATAGAGTTTTGGATGGAAAAGACAGGCCGGCTGTTAATATAGAAACAAACGACTCGGGAGCATTTCTTAATACATACACAGGTGGAACAAAAGACGCGGTCATTGTTGCGCACAGCCACGGCGTATCTGAAACAAGTAGAGGTGGAAAAACAATTACAGGTTTACTAAACTCCGGAGGAGGAGGAAATTTTAGTAGAGTGTCTACGGGCGGCGACATAACTAAGCCATTTGACTTTACTTCTGCCGATAATCATACACATTCGGTTTCTGTCAACACAGAAGGTGAATCTGGCACAAACAAGAATCTACCTCCATATTATGCTCTTGCGTACATTATGCGTATTTCATAAGACCACCCGCGTCCGAGATTTTCACGCACCAACATTCTTCAATATAATTTCTCATTATCAGTTCTCAATAGTAAATAAAGTTTGTATTTGAAAGATTATGAAATACGCATAATGAATGCGAGTGCGTAATATGGAGGTAAGTTTTTGTTTGTTCCAGAATCACCGGCGCTTTTCACAGTGATACCGGTTGTGTTGGAGGCAGTTTTCATTAGTGGAGTATAGTAACCAGTATCACTCCTTGCTCTATACCACGATGACCCGTATTCAATGCCACCAGAGTTTGGGTTTTGTACGTGGTCGTGTCCCGGGTCTGTAATATCGTGGCTGTGCGCAACGACAACCGCGTCTTTTGTTCCACCTGTTTGCGTAGCAGCTCCTGTTATATTAGTTGCGGCGTAGAAGGTATTACCTTCCTGATGGTCGTTGTTGGCACCTATAACAAATCTATTTCTCAAATCCGGGATGGTCTTATAGTTACAGTCCGTCAGTAAAAATATACAGCTCCACCTCACCACACTCCACCCTCCACCCCCCACCCTCCAGCACAACCAAGGCGGGTTTCAGGGGTGCGCCCCTGGAGTACAACCGCCGTTGGGGGGCACCCCCCCCCTCACTTAGAGCCTCCATCCCTTCATATCCTTCCACAATTTCGCCCTCACCCGCGCCAATATCGTGTCATCCGACAAAGCACCGCCCATCATTTTATCCGCGTATTTGTTATACAGCGTCGCAAAATCCTCCGATAAGACGGGTTCGCTAACGGGCGTATCATACATCCCATCACACGACGCCATCGCTGGAGAACACTGAAACGACGACATAACATGCTGAAACGACGAAGCGGCATTTTGGCGTTGTTGCGTGATTTGCTTCTGGGCATCCCAGTTTTCATCCTGCCATTTCTTAAACTCTTTGAATAATAGCTTATGAAATGTTCGAACAAGCAACTGAAACTCGCACGCCTCCATCGCACGCCATCGACGCGTGGGGAGGTCTAGGCCATTTTCGAGCGGGGGTGTGGCAGCCACACCAAAAGCGGTGTCATAAATATAGAACGCACCCTGTTTTATATCCGCCAGTTTGAAGGGGAGGAGATGAGACCGGCCGGACTCGGCGGTATATTCGGCCAAGACGCGCAGGATGGCGGCGGTAATACCGGCGACAAGGTCTTCATTGAACACGACTTTTAAATCCGCGTCGGTGAGAGAAGGCGACGCGACCCATTCCGCGAAACTGGGGCGCAACTCTGCGAGGTCGGGGTGTTCTTCGTCCTCTTCATTTAGAATAACCTCGATATTCTGGCGTTTCTGGCGTGTGACGGATGTGAAGTCGAGCCCGAGACCGGGGCCGGATGCCCCTACACCCGCCCCCGCGGTCGACCCAATTCGCCGCCCGACCATTTTCGCCCACTGCTTCATAACATCCAGTTCATCTTTGACTTTATTATATTTCGCCGCGAGTTCCTGGATGAGGGCGAACATTTCGCGTGGGGTAGGCATCAAAGCATCATCGGCGACGCAGGAAAGTGTTTGCTGTGTCGCCGACGATACACTACTACTGCCTCCACCCCGCCGTATATCTGCCAATGTCTTACAAAATAACATATGTCTATCGACTGTAGTTTTATTCGGGAAGGCAATGTGACAATTCTCGCATTCAAATCTGCCAGTGCCGCCACCGCCGCCACCGCCGCCGCCACCGCCACCGCCGTCACTTCCATCGTCGTCACTATGCATTATAATCGTCATTCGTTTCATTATTCCTGATTTTATATTTCAATTTATCTATATATAATCTTATAATCTTATCGTATTATATATCTTTCACCCGACGACGAATTATGCCTCAATTATTTCCAAATTGCGCCGCTTGTAATTTTAAAGTCCCGCTCAAAGAGCGTAGTATCAATGTTACAATTCCGGCGAGTGAAATCACAGCAGCAGCCGTAAGCACGCAACAGAGAATATGGAATACAGTTCGTATCCCTGCAAGTGAATACACGATGAACCGTGCTGCTTTACACGTATATACTGCTCCCACACTCCCCATCGGCGTAAATTGGAATCAAGGTAGCGACCGTGCTGTCGCGGGGGTCGTTCGGACAGATGTTCCTAGTCACGCGAGTTCGACCCGACACAGTATTACACGATGTCGGCCTGGTTCTACATCCGCTCCAGGCGCGGGCGTAGATGTCAAGCACGGGTCATATGACCGGTATTTAGCTCGTTTGAAAGGTCGGGGGGCACTTCGCACACAAGCCCCCGCGAAGGCGGCGGCCACACCCCTTCAGGGAAATAAGACACAGAGTTACGGTGTTGCCTATCACACGCGTTGCCTTTGTTCGTAAAAAAATGGCTATAAACGATATAGAATTGATTTCAAATAATTGGTATTATTGATATCAATAGAAACCTATGCTCTTATTATTATCGTTTATTGTGTTTGCCACCGCCAACGCCGACGCAGCAGCGGTTACTACTTCGTTCATCCGAGAGAAATACCTGGATGAACTTTACCAACAACAATATTGTTACACATTACAAGAAATTCAGCATCATCAAGACATTTGTCCAGAATTTCATACCTCTGCGATGTATTTTGCAATTACAGGGATGCGACAATTGAACAGAATAACAGAGAATTGCCGGTATATTAGTGCCGTTACACCACTCCCACCCTTCTCCAAAGAACATTACAATAATAACAGTATAGTATTAGATATTACGCTATTCCACTTCTTCAATGAATTCGTGTGTTATACATTTAACTACTTTATGATTTTGATGTCGGTTATTCTAGCATCGTGTAGCACATTATTTATGATTATGCTGCTTTTCTGTCAATACTAGGGTCGCCGTTGTCGCCGTCGTAATAATAATATCGTTATTATATACTACTTTATATGCCGCGCCGAACTCTTTTTTATACAACGATGATAAATCATCGGCCGATAAATGTAGGTATTCCGGATAATAATGCTGCCGCGGATGTAATTCCCGAACCCCGACAGTTTCGTCCTACAATGGCGAGAGACCCAACTATTACTGCGAACCCGAACCATCCACCACAACGTTCATTAGGCGACCTTCTCGCTCGTTCTACTCAACCTATTTTTTCCGTTTCAGCATTGTTTCGTATGAAGGCGGGTGGTGGGTGTGGGGCGTGTGGGCACTAGGGCGTTGCGCTGGGGCGTTGCGCCGCCAACCACGCTGGGGCGTTGCGCCGCCAACCACGCTGGGGCGTTGCGCCGCCAACCACGCTGGGGCGTTGCGCCGC